GACCAAGTTCTTTTGGAAAGTCCTGAATAAAGGAGATAATATTCTCTTGAATGATATTTGGTTTTTTCAAATAGACAAACTTGATTTTCTCACCATTACCAATCAATGAATACTTATTCGTAAGTTTTTTCTCCTTTATATAATGATTGAAAAGAAGTGCTCCACGAATATGAATGGGAGTTTTATGAGCATAAATTGTGGATGAAGAATGATACTTACGCACATCAGAAGCAGTTCTTGGGAAGGCAATTTGCTCTGGTGGAAGTTTTTTAAATTCCTTTTTACATTGATCGATAAATTTAATTACATCATCCTCCGTACCACTCATCATCAGTTTGAGTCCATCTTTAATCATCTTGCGACAAGGTGCAGGAGTTGATGACTTAACTGCCTCAATACCCATCATCTTAAGTTTAGGTTCTTCGTAGCGAACACCTTCACTATCCCAGACATTCAGAATGTAACGCTTCTTGGCAGTCCAGATTCCACGTTCGGCAATATTCTCACGTTTCATCTGCATCTTCTGATCGTAAGCATTCACATACTCAGCCAGTTCTTTGTAGCAACCCTCAATATACTTTTCAAGTTCCACCTTACAGACCTTATCAAGGAACGAAATAATGCTTTGAGTAGTTTTCTCTCTTCCCTTGTATACAGTTTCAACCAGAGAACCCATATTGAGATAAACAGAGTCAGTATCAGAAGCAATAACATAATCTACCTCTTTCGTTTTAAGAATCTTATTCAAATATTGATTGAGTTTATTTTCAATCCAACGAATAGCAACCTGCCCAGATAGAGTGATTGCTTCCGCATTTGCTAATTTGTAATAACGAAAATATTGATTGCCAATAGCACCATAAGCAGAGTTAAGTTGAATCTTCCTTGCCATCTGGATATTGTTACATCGAGCAATCTCTTTTTCTAGTTCCTTTGTTTTTTTCTTTTCATACTCCTGTTTTGCAACGAGCATTTTCTTTTTATAAATGGTGCGATCCTGATAAATTTTATCCATCAGTTCTGGAAGAAATCCACGCACATCCTTACGATACATGGCACCATTAGCACATACTGCATAATCCTTATAAAGTTCAAATGTCAATTCCTGATTAAGAATCTTATCAACTGTCACAGTAGGATGCCGTTCATCCATAAGAGTTTCTGGACTTACATTGAATTGCATAATTAAGTGTGGATATAGACTATTCAAGTCAAAATTAACAACCCAATCATACATTCCAGGAATTGGTTCTTTTACATAAGCACCAGCATACTTAGAATCCTTATCAGAACGTTCTTTGGGAGGAATCACGATATTCCTCTTTTTCAGATAGTTGTAGATAATCGTATCCCACATCCGCACCTGTGAAAACACATCAGCATAGTTTGCCTTTGCGTCATATGCCATCGTGATTGCAAGTTCAATCAGTTTCATCTTGTCTTCCAAACGGTCAACAAGTTCTACGTCAACGATGTTGTATTCTACAAACTTTTGCCATCCTTTAGTGTAGAAGTCTTTGAAGGTATCAAACTCGGAGTGATCAAGTTTTTTCTGACCAAGTTCTACACTTGCAATATAATCAAGACGATAAGATTCCTGTGCCTTATAAGTAAACTTCTTATAAAGATTTAGATAATCAAGTTGCGTAATACCACCGACATCATATGAAATATGTTTACGACCTGCGATGTAAGTTTCTCTTTCAGTTACAAGACCCCATGGCGACAAACGTTTCATTAGTTTCTCACCAAGAATCCTGTCAATCCTGCGGACAAGATACGGAATATCATACAACTCACTATTCCACCCAGTCACGACTTCTGGTGTATTTTCTTCAATCATCCACCAGTTAATAAAGTCATTGAGAAGATCGTACTCACTTGAAAATGAACGATATTCAACATTCTTCTGTTGATTCTTGAAAAGACCTTGCCCCCAAGTGCGAATTTTCTTAGAAGAATAATCTTGAATGGTGATAAGAAGAACTTCTTCTGCAGCAGATTCCACATCAGGGAATCCATTTTCAGAAGCTACCTCAATATCAAGAGTAGTAACTTTAATTTTACTAATATCAAACTTCAATTCCTCTTCAGGATACATTTCAGAAATGTATTGGTAAATATACCCAGTGTTTCCATAAATCTTAAAGTTTTCTACACCATCATACCTTTTAACAAAATCACGACATTCCCTTACAGTTCCGGGATTAACTTCTTCTACATATTCCCCATTCAAGGTTTGATATTTGGTTTTTTTATTTGCAGGGACAAAAAGAGTCGGGTTGAACTTCTCACGAGTCATGAAGTGTTTTCCATCTTCATAACCACGAACCAAGAAGTGGTCCCCGACCATCTGGACGTTTGTATAAAATCTCATCAGGCAGTTAATTCAAGATACTTTTGAACGATTTCTTCTTTAGGATCAACGATAGTAAGAATACTATCAGAATGAATCATCATTTCTCGTTGATCAGTGACATCAGGCCAAGGTGTCAAATTACCTTCAGGATCTATTTTATAAGGATTAATTAATTTACAATCGGGCTCCCCAAGTTCAGATCCAACTTCAACAATCTCAGTGATAATAACACTATCAACCTTCAGTAATAGACATTTGATTGCTTTGGACATTTAATTTTTCCTCATACATTTTTTTAAGTGATTGAATGGGATCAACTAAAGTTACAACCCAATCCATTGTTACAAGCATTTGAGTATCTTCAGTCAAGATAATCCAAGGTGTTAGTGATACTTGTATTTTAGAATCATAATCAGATTCTTCTGAAAGAACAATACTCCTTTCAGTAAGTACTTTCTGTGGATTTTCAAAAATATATCCACATACTTTTTCTTCAGAAACAAGTTCCTTTATATCAGAAATAACTGTTTCTCCAGATTTTAAGAGTGCTAGTTTGATTGACATTTTTATTCTCTCCATCGTTTCATTATAGTCAAAAAAATGGGAGGTGTCAACTGGATTGTGCCAGTTACCTCCCGTCTGCGCCGACGATACTTACTATGTAGTCAAACTTTGTATTATCTTACCAGTCCATCCTTTATGGTGGTTTCTTTTTCCGATTATAACTTTATTCATAGTTCTATGGTCTAATCCATTATCATCACAAGTTTTTCTTAAACTATTTGTTTTGATTGTATTGCCATCAGGTGATGTTAACTCATATTCATATCTTTTATAGTTATCATTTGTATTAAATTTTTCTTTTCTAGTATAGAAATACTTACCTCCACCTTTCCAATTCCAATGAAGTTCTCCTCTCATACTTTCACCTCTTTTTACTTTAGCATTTTCATATAAGTAAGAGTTAAAATATCTTCCCTTGGATTTCATATTGATATGGGCACACAACATTTTCTGTGTATTTTTATGTTTTAATCCATATCTTCTCTCACATATTTTTTGTAGAAGAATATGGGCAATATAATGCTCTCTTCCAGTGAGGACCACTATCTTATCATTTTTTCCAAAAATACTTTTAGGAAAAATATGGTGTTTTTCCACATATCCTTCAGGACAATATCTATTCTCTGCCTTTCTAATAAGGTTACAATAAACCTTTAGATAGTTCATTTCTACTCTAATTTGACCGCACACTTATTTATATTAAAAAGGAGGGAATTTCACCCTCCTCCTGACAGATTGCGGTCAAATCAGGTAATATTATTTAGAGATAGTCCTTTCTAGCGTGATGTTCTGGAACTATTTTTCCAAGTTTAACGGTTAGTAGTCCATCCTCAAATACCACTTCCCGTACTTCCGTGTCGTCGGATAGTGTCCATGCTCTCTTGAAAGATCGTTGAGCCAATCCCTTATGGAGGTAGTTGGTATCAGACTCCCTATCCTCTTTTTGTCCTTCGATAAAAAGTTTTCCATACTCCGTGTATACATGTACTTCCTCCTTTTTAAATCCAGCAAGTGCAAGTTCAAGTCTAGACTCTACATTACTGACTTGAACAAGGTTGTATGGGGGATAATTAGAAGTTGTTTCATGAAGATTGAAAAGACGATCAAAGTATTCGTCCATTCCAATACTATTGCGATTAATCCTTTCCAATAAGGCAGGAAGATCCGCATGTGTAAACCGTGAGGTTACAAGGTTAGTCATTATGGTAGCTCCTTTTTAAAGCGAGTTTGTGTTTTGTGGATCCTTACGGCATCCAATACTAATTATATAAGAAATACAAAAAAAAGGGAGTGTTGGACTCCCTACAAAATCATTCGGTTTCTTCACCCTTTTTTTTCTTAGCACCAATATTGTACTTGGTTTCCAGAATCCAATCACCTTTGTCCTTATATGCAAGAACTTTAATTTGATTCAAAGGAGCAATGTCCTGAATCTTAGTAACATCCACAATATCAATCAACCCCCAATCGGCAAGCAGTTGAGCAATACGATTACGACGTTGAACATCATTAACAGTCAGGTTTGCATGTTTACCATCTAAAGCAAACAGTTCTTTAAAGTGAACGAGGTAATATCTACCTTGCTTGTGCAGAATATGGCAAGATTGGTAGATTTTCTTTTCCTTTCTTGAAGCAACTCCGATACGGGTCAAAGTCTCACGAACTTTCAAAAAGTCATCGGGTTCGTTGAGAATCACTTCGACCATTTGGTCGGGCGTCCACTTCACTTCAGGTTCTTGAACGACACTCATTTTGTTCCTCCAGTTTCAAATTTCGATTTAATAAATGTTAGTTGTTCTTTAGTAAGAATCCTCAAAGCTTGTTTTGCCTTTTCATTACTATAACCATAATAACGTTTGACATAATCAAGGTCTTTGATTTTATCTTGTCGGAGCCAGGGAGAAAATCTCTTCTTTTTCCTCAGACTATTTAGCAAAAAATCATATTGCATCTTTTTTGGAAGAAAATGATATCTATTCATTTCATTCGCAAACATAATACAATCAATATGCCCAGAAAGACAACGATTGATAATATAGGGTGAATAATCCTTCTCAAGTGAAGGATCTTCATCAATCAAATGATTCTTCGTTTGATTGATTGAGTTTAACCAGTCTTTAAGTTCCATATTATCTAATAATTTCTAAATCAGATCCACTCTGCCAAAGTTCAAGTTCTTTTCTAAGTTTTCTTTCTTCGATTAACTTATTGTATCTTCGTGTTGCCTTAACTTTCCACCACTCGATAACCTCTTCAGGTTCATACCCAAACTTTGAAATATAATATCTCTTCTTTTCAGTCAAAGTTTTAGCATGTTCGATACATTTTTGAAATTCAAGTTTTTTCTCTTCATCACGAAGAGACTTCATAATGATAGAAATCATTTTAGTTTGAATTTTCAACTTCTTTGATGACTTATCTGCAGAAATTAATCTTTCACCACCATTGGCATTGTTATTAAACCACCAAAACATTTCACGAAAATAATCATCATGAAATAGGGGAAGAAAATTACTTTCAGTATCTCCTATGTGTCTAAGATAAGGTTTAAGACCATCATACATGGATACTCCTTTTGTTGTACCGTATAATGAAGTTGTTTCAAAGTATTGAAGATCAGTTCCATACTTTGCATCAAATTGTCGTTTAAGTTCATTAGAAGATGCCAGTAATGCCAAAAGTTTTCCACCAAGATAATTATACCCAAATGGTTGTACTGGAACAATATTGAATCCCATTACAAACTCATGATTAATCTTTGATAGAGAAAGAACCTCTCCAAAATAATCGTTTCTTGGTTTTGAATTAATTGTTGGTGATCCAAATCTAATTACACCAATTACTTTATTAGTGGTGTCTTCAGTAACAATCCATTTAATTGTTCTTCCTGGAATTGCTTCTTCAATTGCGTTAGAAGCAGTCATATTTAAAATTTCAGAATACAATTCTTGATTATACTTAGTCTTTGGTTTAGAACTTGTATCTACCTCATGAATTGTGAATGACATGTCGTTCGGAGTAACTGAAAAGTCGGAGAATATTTCATCTTCAGGACCAAATAATTTTCCAGAAGAATTTTGAATTCTACTTTGTTTTACAAATCGCATGTAATCATCAATGCGATTAAACTTAGAATAATATTCTATAAATTGATCTGCTGCCCAAATAGCATCGTCATTCGATAACATTTGAATTTACCAAAAACTGTTTTTCATATTCTAATAATTCCTCTGGAACAGAAATAATATTTGTTTCTGTTGGAACAGAGTTTTTCCAAAAACTATCAATTCTTTTATGTAGATTAATATTTAAATGTTCATATTTTAAATTCGTGGGAACATAAACTTTATAATCATACCCATCATTATTTGTCAATAAACTTAACGAAGTGTTTTCTTTTTTAGTTACAGTAATTGTTGAACACCCTAACCAAAATAATTTTTTAAAGTTGTCGAAGTTTTCCAAATAAATTTCTGGATTATCCATTATCATTCTCCCAATAAATTGTGGAGAAAGGCAGTGATCATAAGTTCTTTCCGAAGGATTTTTGATTGCACTTTCACTAATTAATCCAAGATGATTAACTGAAGCACAATCAAAAACATTAATATAAAAAGTTCTAGTAATTGGTCTAAAATAATCAGATTTTCCCCAATTTTCAATATTAGACCGCATATTATTAAACGATGTTTCGCAATATGCTTCCCAATTCTTTTTATATTTTTTATTCTTTTTATTTTTCAGAATCATAATCAGGTTTGTTATATTTCAAATATTCAAAGAATGTAAGTTTCATTTCCTTCTGCGTCATTCCGCAATGTTTGGCAGCAGCAGGAAGAGTCATTTTAGCACGAAACAAACCTTCATTTGCTTCTTTTACATTTTCAGGAGTCGTCTTTACTGGATATTCAAAAAGACTTGCTTTATTAATTTTATAAGGATTCATCGAAACTCACACTCCACCATAATTTCAGTTAATGCCGCTAGGAGGTTAATTTCTTGATCAGCCACGAACGCACATTGGTATTGATACTTAGCAATAACAAGAACGGCAGCAGGGATAGATTGGGGCGAAAGGCAATCATAACAGGCGTCATACACCCTGCGAAGTAAACTAGAAGCATCGTTGTCCAAGTTGGAGACCACCCACTTGCGGACTTCTGGAAAGTTTTTGTCTTTGAGATTCTTAATGAGTTCATTTACAGAGATGTCTGAGAAAGATGCAAGAATGCCCGAGTCGATTTTTCCTCCCGTAGAATACCTTTGACATTCGTTGAGAACACGCCTGAAATCGGGGAAGTGCTTAGATACGAGTTCAGCAACAACTTTTTGATCGTATTCAATTTTTTCCTGATCCAAGATCGTTTGAAGTCGTTTGAAAAAGGATCCCGCAAGTTGCTGCTTTTGCTTCCCTTTGATTGTGAAGTCGATGACTGCACATCGGGAGTGAAGAGGTTCAATAATCTTGTTCTTATAGTTGCAGGTGAAGATGAATCGGCAGTTGTTATAAAATGCCTCAATATTCGCACGTAGTAGGAGTTGAACATCATTACCGGTATTGTCTGCTTCGTCAATAATAATTACTTTGTGTTTGGAAGATCCAGTAAGTGAGACGGTCGAAGCAAAGTTCTTTGCCTGGTTCCGTACAGTATCCAGGAAACGCCCTTCGTCGGATCCGTTGATGACATAATAATCTGCCCCCAATTCGTTACATAATGCTTTTGCGATTGTAGTTTTACCAATACCAGGAGGTCCAGCAAGAAGTAGATTTGGAATCTCTCCCTTTGCTACAAACTCCTTGAATGTTTTTTTAGTTTCATCGGGAAGAATACAATCATCAATCACTTGAGGACGGTATCGTTCCACGAAAAGGAAATCACTGCTCATAATCAAATCTCACCAAGTTTCATACTCTTCATTTCATATTCTTTATATTCACCATCCTTATCAACTTTATCTTCACATCTAATATAAAAGATAATGTTAGTACCACTCGCAAGTTGTTCTTCAATTCCTTCCATCGTTCTATATTTTCCAGTTCTCAGTTTTTCTGGAAGAGAATTAAATGCGTCTTCAAGAGTTTTGATTTGTTCTTGTGTTAGTTCAATCATAATTTAATTTACCCAAGATGGTCGCCTTGACGGCATACGAAGATAATTATCAGCAACCCAAGGTTTAGAAGCAATGTACCTTTTATATGCAGTAAAGGTATCAATACTCTCATCAAATTTCCATTCTTCTGGCATTGCCCTTGCGAATGGTGTCACTTCTGTAATCTTCCCCTTGGGAAAAAGGTAATATGCTTGAAGTAAAGTATTATAGCACGAATGTGGTTTTCCATAACGCAACTGAAATTCATCACAGAGGTTCATTCCGTGTTTAATTAACCAATAGGCATTATGAATACTTTCTCCTGCCCATTTAGTACAAGGATGATTTCTAAATGCACCTTTTTCAGTAGCATAAGGAGTTCCATCTTTTTTATTGAGTAGTCCATAGTTATGATACCACTTCGATGCTACAATAGAAAGCATTTGGCAGCATTCGAGAGCCATTTTCGTTACGTGACGATCAGGAAGTACAATTGCACTTTCTGCAGGAAATGGAGATGTGGCGAAGATATTCATCAGAAGCAATACTTTTGAAGAACATACTTGACTTTTTCGGGTTTGTCCTCCATCCAAAATGCCTCCCTATCAATATATTTAAGTCTAGAATCGAAAGCAATCACTTTCTTTAGATCTTGTTCTTTTTGATAACTTAAAGGCATGAGAGAAGGATTAATACCAAAAGAATCTAAAAAAGTAAATTTAGTTTTACAAGATTGTGCAACATGAACAGACTCATGCATTAGAGTCTCATTAACATTAGTTTGCGGATCTGAAGATTGTTTTAGTTTACTTGTACAAATTGTTAGTACTTTTACCGCAGTATCATAGAATCCAAAGATGTCATACTTTTTACAAATAGGAGCATTTTCAACTACTCGAACTTTGTTAGATACCATTTTATAGACATCCATCTGTTGAGTAGAAAGATAAAGAAGAAATTCCATCAACCAAAGGTAGAATCAGGTTCCAGAGCAATCCAATAGGAAAGATTATACTTAGTATTAGTAAACTGAGAAAGAAGTTTAGAAGACACTACCACATCATAAGCACCAGGAATAATTTTGATGTTTTCTACTTTGAAGTTGAAAGTAAACTCATCATCAGTCTCACCAACAACAATGGCATATTCGTTAGAAGTATCATTCTTCTTGTCACGCACGACCAATTTGATGACACCTGCCTCACCAATCGCAGAGAGATCTGGCAGTTGATACACTGCGGCTGCCTTCACTAGTTTCTCCAGAGAAGTGCTATCCAGTTGGAAGCAAACATCTTGAGAAGGGAGTTGAATGTCTTTGTCGGGAGGAGAGATAATTACATTGGGGTCGGCAAAGAAATACTTTACCC